TCAACCGCGATTATGGCAACGCCCGTACCCCCGAAGCGTGCCGCACAAAATACAATCGCCTCGCGCAGTCTGGAATTTTGAAGCCTAACGCCCAAAGCTGAGATGCGAAGCGAAGCGACAGCGAGCGGAGTCATCTCCAGCGACTGGTTAGCGGAAAGGAACAACTTATGAAACATGGAATATCTAGAATACGAGAATATTACGGTGTCCCCGCCAAGCGCGGAATGATTGTGAGGTATGGAGCGAGTGATGGCGAGGACGTAGATTGCCTGATTGTCGGCTCCGACCACTCTGGCCGCCTGCGCGTCAAGATGCGCGACTTTAATGGAGGTTGGAGCAAGCGCACATGCCTGTTGCATCCAACGTGGCGAGTTACTTATCCCGCTAACAGCCAGTTGTCCTGACACGCGGTCAACATAACACCCGAATCCCAACACAACCTTGACATGACACGCGAACGAAAGAATCCCGAGCAGGCGCTCTATGCGGAGCTGTACCGCCGGCAGGCGGAGGGCGGCTACACGGACAGCTACGGCCACACGAATCACGGTGGCCGGTTTGCGGATCACCTGAAGCGGGTGGGGGCGGTGAGCGTGCTGGATGTCGGGTGCGGCCATAATGAATTCGTGCGGGCGCTGCGGGAGCGGGGAATCCGTGCCTGGGGCGTCGACTTCGCCTGCCCGGGCGCGGACCAGCTGGTGGATGTCCTCGAGCTGCCGTTCGCCGACAAGAGCTGGGAATGGGTCACCGCCTGGGACATGCTGGAGCACCTGCGTCCGGAGCAGGTGGACCGGGCGCTCGAGGAGCTGGCCCGGGTCTCGGACAAGTTTGCCTTCACCATCGCCCACCGCCCGAGCTACCACACGGTGGACGGCCGGCCCCTGCACCCGACGGTCGAGCCGCCGGAGTGGTGGCTCACCCAGCTGCGCCGCTTCGGCGTGGCGGACCTCATTGACAACACCTTCATGGGACACTGGACACATGGATGATAATCGCTACATGACCCCGGACGAACTCTCCTGGCACCTCGAGCAACAGGGGGTCACCTATACGGCACGATATTACCGGGCGGTCCGGCGCTATGGGATCCGGATTGGCGACTCGCCCTTCGTCGGCAATACCGCCCAGCCGGCGGCCGTGGTGGAGTGGCTGCGCCGCCATCCGGAATTCACTGTCAGGCTCGGCGAATCGGACGCGCGGCCCGTGGGAATCGCTTCCCTGTGAAGATACGTGAAGACGTGTGAAGGTTTGTGAAGTATTGTGAATATAACTACAATTGAAACCACGCGCGCGGGGCCCATGACTGGATTGCATGCTGGCAATTCCTGGCCTCAATACCCGCAAGCGGCGCGCAGCTGAGACCCGCGACAGCGCGAAGACGTCGACGCTCAAGGAGCCGGAAGCGTGGCTGTTGAGGAGTTTCGGGGCCAGCGGCGTATCGGTGAATGCCGACAGCGCCTTATCGATTGCCACGGTCTACGCCTGCGTGCGGATCCTCGCGGAGTCGGTAGCCAGCCTGCCGCTCAAGCTCTACCGCAAAGCCAACGGCACGCGCGACGAGGTGATGGACCACCCGCTCAACTGGCTGGTCAAGAACGAGCCCAACGAGTATCAGACCTCCTTTGAATTCCGCGAGCAGCTGCAGGGCCATCTCGGCATGCGCGGCAACGCCTACGCCCGGCTCTACCGCGATCCCTTCGGGGAGGTCATCCAGATCGAGCCCCTGCACCCGGCCGACGTCCAGGTGCTGAAAAACGAGGACACCGGGCGGCTCATCTACCGTCATAAAGGCACCACCTACGGCGCCTATGACATCCTCCACATCAAGGGCCTCACGACCAACGGCCTCATCGGCCTGTCGCCGGTCACCGTCCTGCGTGAGACCTTCGGCCTGGCGCTGAGCTCGCAGAAGCACGGCCTGCGCACCTTTGAAAACAACGCCACCCCGGGCGGCGTGATTGAGACCCCCGGCACCATGACCCCGGAGCAGGTCTCCAAGCTCCGCGAAGAGTGGGACAAGCACCACAAGGGCGTCGCCAACAGCGGCCGCCCGGCCATCCTGTACGGGGGCATGAAGTTTGCCGGTGTCGGCTTCAATAGCCGCGACGCCCAGTTCCTGGAGTCCCGCAAGTTTGACGTCGAGGAAATCGCCCGCGCCTACCGCATCCCCCTGCACCTCCTCCAATCGACCGAGAAATCCACCTCCTGGGGATCCGGGATCGAGCAACAGAACATCGGCTTTATCGAATACACCCTCCGCCCCTGGCTCGTCCGCTGGGAGCAGGCGCTGAACCGCGTCCTCCTTACCGAGGACATGAAACGCGGTGGCTACTACTTCAAGTTTAACCTCGATGCGCTCCTGCGCGGCGACTTCAAGACCCGCATGGAAGGCTGGCGCACCGGTATCGAGACCGGGATGTTCTCCATCAACGAGGCCCGGGAGAAAGAAGACTGGAATCCCATCGGGCCCGAGGGCGACGTCCACTACCGGCCGCTCAACACCACGCCCGCCAACCAGCTCGGCGAGGAAGCGCCGGCACCTACTGAATCCTAACCCGTTCGCACCATGCCCAAGACCGCCAACACTCCCTACGAAACCCGCGCCATCAAAGGCATCGAGGTCCGTGCCGCTCCCGAGGGAAGCGACTCCATCGGCGTCCTCGAGGGCTACGCCGCCGTCTTTAATTCCGACTCCGTCGAGTTCGAAGGCTGGGAAAAGAACTGGATCGAGCGCATCGAGCCCGGCGCCTTTGCCCGCAGCCTCCGCGAGCAGCCCGACATCAAGGCCCTCTGGAGCCATCGCTCCGACATGCCCATCGCACGCGCGCCGGGCACCCTGGACATTCGCGAAGACGACACGGGCCTCAAGGTGAGTATCCAATTGGCGGATACCACCGTCGGCCGCGACCTGCTGGCCAACGTGCGCGCCGGCAACGTCGACGCCATGTCATTCGGCTTTGAAATGCGCTCCCAGCGCATCGAGGAAAACGACGACATCGTCGTGCGCACGCTTACCGACGTCGACCTGATCGAGGTCTCGGCCGTCGTCTGGCCGGCCTATCCGGACACCTCCCTCGCCATCCGCTCGATCGAGCGCGAGCTCAAGGAGCAGCGCGAGGATGACGATGGCGCGACCGGGCCTGAAGGCCCGACTCCCGGTGACGACCCCGGCGCCACACCCAAACCCTCTCCCGCGCCCCAGCGCCGCCTTTGGGCGAGCCGGCTGGGGATAACCGACTAAACCCACCTACCACCCAAAGACAGCACCATGAGTAAACGCATCAAACAACTCACGGAGACCCGGGGCGCGAAACTGAAAGAAGCCCGGTCTATCGTGGAAGCCGCTCAAAAGGAAGAGCGCGAACTGAGTGCCGACGAGCTGACCAAGCTCGACGGCCTCTACAGCGAGGCGGAATCCACCGCCCGCACCATCCAGGCCGAGGCCCGCCAGCTCGCCGAGGAAGGGCGCAAGCTCGACCTCAACTTCACCGAGCAGCGGGAAATCGAGCAGAAGTTCTCCCTCGCCCGCATGCTGGGCGCCCTCTCCGAAGGCCGTCCGCTCGACGGAATGGAAGCCGAAATGGCTGCCGAAGGCCAGAAGGAAGCCCGGGAATCCGGCATCTCCTCCAAGGGCATCATTGTCCCGCAGTGGGCCATCCGGCTCGCCACGCGCCGCTCCGAGCAGCGCGACCTCACGGCCACCGGCGGCACCTCCCTCAACCAGGGCGGCATGACCATCGAGACCGACAAGGCCGGGCTCCTCGACGACCTCTTCAACCGGTCCGTCCTGGGCCGCGCCGGGGCCACGTTCCTGCCGGGCCTCACGGGTAACATCGACATCCCGCGCCTCGTCAAGGGCACCGCGCCCGCCGGCAAGGCCGAAAACGCCCAGGCTGCCGAGTACACGGCGACCACCGCCCAGCTCAGCCTGAGCCCCAACCGGCTGCCGACCGTCATCGAGGTCAGCAACCAGCTCATGCGCCAGAGCGGCGAACGGGCCCTGCAGACCATCGTCATGCGGCACCTCGAGTCGTTCCTGAACCAGCAGATGCAGATCAAGCTCCTGCACGGTTCGGGCACCAACGAGCCGACCGGTGTGGCCAGCACGTCCGGCATCGGATCCGTCGTCGGCGGCACCAATGGCGCCGCGCCCGACTATGGCGACATGGTCAAGCTGCAGCGTGAAGTGGCGGTCGACGATGCCGACATCGGCAACGAGTACTACCTCATCAACGCCAAGACCGAGGCCAAGCTCAAGATGACGGCCAAGCTCGCCACGACCGACTCGCTCACCGTCATCGACGGACGCGCGCCCGGCCAGATCGACGGCAAGCCGTACCTCCTGACCAACTCCGTCAGCTCCGCCCTCACCAAGGGCTCCAGCTCCGGCGTCTGCTCCGCCATCTTCTACGGCGCCTGGCGCGACCTGTGGGTCGGCCAGTGGGGCGGCATCGAGTTCCTGGTGAATCCGTATTCGAAGGACGACTACGGCCTCACCCGCATCAACGCGGCCGTCTACTACGACGGCGGACTGGTCCGCCCGGTCAGCATCTCCGCGATGCTCGACGCGCTCACGACTATCTCCTGATTGGACTGATTCATAACACCCGCGGCGGGGAGGCCCGCATTCCTCCCCGCCGCTTTTTTGGACTAAGGACCTACGACCTACGACCTAAGACCTATGACCCAAAAAAAGCTAGTCGAGTTTATTAACCGCCATCCCGGCGATACCGCCTGGATATTTGGCAAGGGCCCCAGCATCGACAGCTTTGACGTTTCCACCGCCGGCCCCATCCGCTGCGCCATCAACGACGTCATCGGCATCGTCCCCGACTGCCTCTACGGCTTTGCCTGCGACTCCGTGGGCGACTGGGCCGACCTCTACCGCCCCGAGCACACGCTCTTTACCCCGCGTCGCACCATCGACGACCAGTTTCTTCGCCCCGTCCTTCCCGACTGCGATGTCGTGATTTTCGACGACACCCACGGCACGGACCAGAATTTCCTCGAGCCCCGCGATCCCGAGCGCCTGGCGCACCAGCTGCAGATCCGCTCCGGTACCCTTGGCTCCGCGCTGCAGATCCTCTTTATCATGGGGATCCGCCGCATCATCGCCGTCGGCATCGACGGCGGCCAGGCGCACGCCGGCC